TTAGTTTAGTATTGTTCTTGACTAGTAGATTCCTAAGACAAGTAGAGTCCTAAGCAGGAATCTTCCTGTAGAAGGGTGCGAATAAAAACAATTCAAAGGAGAAGCTGAAATGAAGAAAGCAACCAAGAAAATGAATATGGGTGGTCAAGCAATGATGGGTGGACGCCAGAACCTAGCTAATGAAGAGACTAACCGCCCTAACTTCGGTAAGGACATGCAAAACTACGACTACAGAAACGCAAGCAAGGACATGGGTAGAGCGGCTCCAATGAGACCCCCCGGAATGAGTGCAGGCGGAAAGGCAGGAAAGCCTCGCGGATATGGTATGGCAAAGGGTGGTAAAGCCTGTCAAATGATGTAAGGAGAGCTGTATGACTGCTAAGAAAGGTTTGTACGCTAATATAAATGCCAAGAAGAAAAGAATAGCCGCAGGTAGTGGTGAGAAAATGCGTAAGCCCGGAACTAAGGGCGCTCCCACTAAAAAGAACTTTAAGCAGGCGGCTAAAACTGCAAAAAAATAAGGAACACTTGTATGACTACGCTAAAGGTTATCAAGAACGGCACGTTTGAGAACGGAGATGATGTTTATCAAATAGGTTACGAAGATAAAGAAGGTGTTATTCATATCGTTGATTTCTCTGTAATGCCTAAAGATGAGGCTGATTCTAAGCTTTCAGAGCTAAAGGACGATGAAGTTAAACCTGTTGAGATGGAAAGAGCTAGAAATAGCACTGGTCATTACGTTGCAGATGATCCTTCCACGCCTGATGTTAACGAAGCATTTGTTCCAAAGAAAAAACCTGCCGCCAAGAAAAAGGCTGTTGCCAAAAAGAAGAAAAAATAATTAAGGGTACATATGTCCGTTACGGATAAGGTTGATCCAGACCTACTAAAGCAAATACCTAACCTGCCCTTAGAGCAACAGAAAGAAGTTCTTTCTCTATTAGAAGAGCTAGAAAAGGCAGAGAACAAGGAAAAGGCAAGAAAAGGCTTTATGGGGTTCTGTAATATGGTTTGGCCTGCTTTTATTGAAGGCAGACACCATAAGATTATGGCAAATGCGTTTGAACGTGTTGCCAGTGGTGACTTGAAGCGGTTAATTATTAACATGCCGCCTCGTCACACCAAATCAGAATTTGCATCTTATCTATTACCTTCATGGTTTTTAGGTAATTTTCCAAACAAGAAAGTTATTCAAACAGCTCACACTGCTGAATTATCAGTAGGTTTTGGTCGAAAGGTTCGTAACCTAGTAGACAGCGAAGACTATAAATCTCTCTTCCCCTCGGTCGGGTTGAGGGCTGACTCTAAAGCCGCAGGGCGATGGAGTACCAATGCAGGTGGTGAATATTTTGCTATCGGTGTTGGTGGTGCTGTAACAGGAAAAGGCGCTGACCTTCTGATCATTGATGATCCGCACTCCGAGCAAGAAGGTCAATCGGGTGACCCCTCCGTTTTTGACAAAGCCTATGAATGGTACACATCTGGCCCTCGACAGCGACTTCAACCGGGAGGAGCTATTATTATTGTTATGACTCGATGGCATAAACGAGACTTAACAGGGCAGATCATAAAAGCCTCAACACAAAGAACAGGTTCTGATAATTGGGAAGTTATTGAATTTCCTGCCATCATGCCTTCAGAAACACCACTATGGCCTGAGTTCTGGCCCATGAAAGAATTGGTTGCTCTAAGAGAAGAGCTTCCATCATCTAAGTGGAACGCACAGTATCAGCAAAACCCTACATCAGAGGAGGGTGCGCTTGTTAAACGCAACTGGTGGAAGATATGGGAGCGAGATAACCCACCCCCTTGCGACTTTATAATACAGTCTTGGGATACAGCATTCCTTAAGACACAACGGGCTGACTACTCAGCGTGTACTACATGGGGCGTATTTTACGCACCAGATGATGAAGGCCAGACTGTAGCTAATATAATACTTCTAGATGCTTTTAAAGAGCGTCTGGAGTTTCCTGATCTTAAGAAGAAAGCACAAGAGTTCTATATTGATTGGCAACCTGATGCTTGTATCATTGAAGCCAAAGCCGCAGGTACGCCACTAATCTTTGAATTAAGAGCAATGGGAATACCTGTTTCTGATTACACCCCCTCTAGAGGTAATGATAAGATATCTAGGGTTAACGCTATATCTGACATGTTTGCGTCAGGAATTATATGGCGACCTGAAAGACGCTTTGCAGAGGAGGTGGTAGAGGAATTTGCGGCATTTCCTAACGGAGAGCATGATGACCTTGTGGATTCGTCCACTCAGGCACTTCTACGCTTTAGGCAGGGTGGATTCTTAAGGTTGATGTCAGATGAAGAAGACAAGCCCTTAGATAGTCACAGAAGAGCGGATTATTATTAAATGGCAAAAAACAAACAACAAGATCGAATAGAGTCTGCGTTTATCAAAAAAGGGTTTATAAGGAACCCTCAGTTATCCACATCTAGGTATGTTACACTTGAGGACGATATGAACAGTGTATACATCTCAGAGCTAGGCGAACTAGCTTGGGAGTCAAGATCAGTGGAAAATACTGGAGCAGAAAAAGTATTTCAACCCGTGTGGCAAGTAGCAGGAGTTTAATATGAAAGGCATGAAGAAGAAAGAACCAAAAGGCTATATGGGCGGTGGTGAAACAGGTCATGAGGCTAACAAAGTTAAAGCCTACAAAGCAGGCGGAAAAACTACTGTTGCTCGCGGAAGCGGTGCGGCAAGACCTCAGAAGTTCGGGAAGAACGGATAAGTGGCAATTGAAAAGCCTCTAGTCACTCCAGATCAACTAACTGCCGAAGAAGCAGATGGTGCTTTGGAGATTGAAATAGTAAATCCTGATTCTGTTGGGATTGAAACACCTGACGGTGGAATTATGTTTGACTTTGAGTCAGGCAGTGATCCTATGGGTGATGTTCCCTTTGATGACAATCTTGCAGAATATATTGAGGATAAAGAATTATCTTTAATAGCAAACGAGCTTGTTAGTGCATTTAAGTCAGACAAAGAAAGTCGATCAGACTGGGAAAAGACTTACATAGAAGGTTTATCTCTTCTTGGTCTTAAGCATGAAGACAGAACAACTCCTTGGGATGGTGCGTGTGGCGTATTCCACCCAGTCCTAACCGAAGCTGTTATAAAATTTCAGTCACAATCTATACAAGAACTATTCCCTGCAAGTGGCCCAGTTAAAACGTCTATAGTGGGCATTATAGATAAAGAGAAAGAGAAGCAAGCAAGCAGAGTTCAAGATTATTTAAACTACTTAGTCACTGAGAAGATGACTGAGTATCGCGCAGAAACTGAAAGATTATTGTTTTCCTTGCCATTAGCAGGGTCTGCCTTTAGGAAAGTATACTTTGACCCGAACATGGGTCGCCCTTGTAGCATGTTTGTGCCTGCTGAAGACTTTGTTGTTAGCTATGGAGCTTCTGACTTAGTGACTTGTGAACGTGCAACTCACATCATGAAGCGAACTAGCAATGAAATTAGGAAGCTACAGGTGTCTGGGTTCTACTCAGATGTTGAATTAGGCAACCCTAGCGACAACTCAGATGAGATTGAGAATAAATATAACGAGTTAACAGGTAACTCTCAAGGATATGACAACGATTCTCGTCATACGATACTAGAAGTACAGGTTGATCTTGATTTAGTTGGCTTTGAAGACATGATTGACGGAGAGGAAAGCGGAATACAGCTTCCTTATGTTGTCAGCATAGAACTAAGCTCACGAAAAATCCTTTCCATACGCAGAAACTACTACGAAGATGACGAAAATCGCATGAAGCGCGAGCATTTTGTCCATTACCAGTATATGCCCGGACTTGGATTCTACGGATTTGGCTTAATTCACATGATTGGTGGGCTTGCTAAGTCTGCAACCTCTCTTTTGCGTCAATTAGTTGATGCAGGAACACTAAGCAACCTCCCCGGAGGCTTAAAATCTAGAGGATTACGGATTAAGGGTGATGATACGCCAATAATGCCGGGAGAATTTAGAGATGTTGACGTTCCCGGAGGTTCAATCCGAGATAATATCAGTTTCTTGCCTTATAAAGAGCCAAGCAACGTCCTGTATCAGCTTATGGGAGACATTGTAGAGGAAGGCCGTAGATTCGCATCAGCCGCAGACGTAAAAGCGGCAGACATGAACTCAGAGGCTCCTGTAGGGACTACACTTGCCATCTTAGAGCGATCTATGAAGGTTATGAGTGCAGTTCAGGCACGATTACATGCCTCTATGAGGAAGGAATTACGCCTATTATCGAAGATTGTGTTCGATTTTGGCCCCTCAGAGTACCCATATTCGTCCGAAGAAGACGCTGTAGTAAGAGAAGATTTTGACGGTAGAGTAGACGTTATTGCTGTAAGTGACCCTAATTCAGGCACTATGGCACAAAGAATAATGCAATATCAGGCGGCATTGCAATTATCTCAACAAAATCCAGAGATGTATGATCTTCCTTTGCTTCACAGGCAGATGCTTGAGGTTTTAAACATCCGTGATGCAGATAAGATTATCCCAAGGGATGATGACATGAAGCCAACAGACCCTGTTAGTGAAAACATGAACATCCTAAGAGGAGAGCCTGTTAAGCCATTTATTTATCAAGACCATGAGGCGCACATTAAAACGCACATGGCCTTTATGGAAGACCCTAAGATTCAAGAGCTTGCAGGAAAAAGTCCCAATGCTCAAGCAATGCAGTCAGCTATGGCATCGCATATTCAAGATCATCTTGCGTTTAGCTATCGTCAGCAAATTGAGAAAGAGCTAGGCATGGAGCTTCCTGCTGAAGGCGATTCTCTCCCAGAAGATATTGAGCTAAGAATATCTAGGCTAGTTGCTCCTGCCGCTGAACAACTTAAGAATAAGAATCAGCAAGAACAACAACAGCAAGAGCAACAAGAACAACAGCAAGACCCTATTGTTCAGATGGCTCAGAAAGAATTAGAAATTAAAGAGATGCAAGCACAAGCTAAAGTACAACTTGATCAGGCTAAGATACAGCTTGAGCAAGCTAAGGCTCAGAGCAAGGCTGAATTTGATATTCAAAAGCTTGATCAACAAGCAGAAATTGAAAAAGCTAAGTTAGCCGTTAAGATTGCGGAAGACAATGTAAGAGAGCAACTTGAAGCTAGGCGTATTGCTTCTAAAGATCAGATTGAAGGATTTAAGATTGGAAGAGAAATTGTGGATTCAATGACATCATGACAGGATCATCAAACAATTCTTTTGAATACCTAAGAGACAAGCTCAGAAGTCAGATGAATGATATGAGCGATCACATCTCAGGTGGCGCATGTAAGGATTACAGTGAGTACGCAAAATGTTGCGGAGTCATAGAGGGTTTAGCCCTTGCAGAACGAGAGCTTCTAGATTTAAAGAGTAAGATAGAAGCCGATTAATTCATCGTGTTAGACGATGCACAGCGACTCTGGACGCTTTTTTCCAGTGCAGAAGGTACAACTAATGAGTAAATCATTAGCAAAAGCAGATGATCCCAAGGATGATCTTGCTACCAAAAAGGCTAGTCAACTGCCTATGCCGAAAGGTTATAAAATATTGATTGCTTTGCCAGAAAGAGTTGAGAAGACCGAAGGCGGAATTATTAAGTCTGCCAGATCGTTGCAAGAAGAAGAAGTAGGTTCAATCGTAGGTATGGTGCTAGAACTTGGTGCAGATGCTTATACTGATCCTCTACGATTCCCTTCTGGGGCTTGGTGTTCTCAAGGCGATTGGATTGTTATGCGTTCCTATTCAGGTACTAGAATTAAAGTACATGGAAAAGAGTTTCGTTTAATCAACGATGACAGCGTTGAAGCTGTAGTCGAAGACCCAAGAGGCATAAGTAAAGCATGAGTGATTTAAATCAAGAGGTAGAAACCTCACAAACATCCCCTGAAGAGCGTTTTTTTGGTGTTAAAACTAAAATTGTTAAGCGAGCTAAGGATGATGTAGTTGAAGATAAAGACTCTGACATAGAGCTTGAAGTTGTTGATGATCGTCCAGTTGAAGATCAAAGACCTGCAAAGACTGAGGCTTTATCTAAAGATGAAAGCAACACTAGCGATGATGACGATGAGTTATCAGGCTATAGTGACAAAGTTCAAAAACGTATAAACAAATTGCGTTATGAGCAAAATGAAGAGCGGAGACAAAAAGAAGCCGCTGAAAGAATGAGAGATGAAGCAGTCCGTGTTACTCAAACTCTTAATAATAAGAATAGAGAATACGAGTCAATCATTCAGCGTGGTGAGTCTGCTCTAGTAGGTCAGATTAAGACCAAAGCGCAAATGGCTCTAGAGAATGCAAAAGCAGTCTACAAGAAAGCCTATGAAGAAGGAGACACTGACACTGTAGTCAACTCTCAAGAAACTCTTTATAGAGCGCAGGCTGAATTAGCAGAAGCTGAGAAGTATGAGCAAAACCTTCAGGGGCAACAAAACCAGAGGGCGCAACAAGCTCAGTATGATCAGCAGTACCGCACTCAAGTAGCTCAACAAGTTCCTCAACAGCCTGCTCAACAAGCACCTAAAGTTGATCCAGAGGCTAAAGAATGGGCTGATAAAAACAAATGGTTTATGGATTCTAAAAATAAGCGGATGACTGCAACAGCGTATGGGTTGCATGAAGAGGCTATTGTAGATAATAATATAAAACCAAACTCTCCTGAATACTTTGAATTTATTGATGGTGGTATGAGAGAGAGTTATCCAACCTTTGACTGGCAGGATAATAGCGATCCTAATGGACGTATCGCGCCTGCGACTGCTAGTCAACGCTCCACGGTAGTGGCTTCATCAGGTAGGAACAATGGAGCAAAACCGCGCAAAGTGCAGATGACGTCCACCCAAGTTTCTCTCGCTAGGAAATTAGGGATTACTAATGAACAGTACGCCAGACAACTCGCTAAGGAGAACCTGAAATGACTGAAGAGCGCAAACCAAGAGAAACAACCTCACGCAAAGCCGATACACGACCAGATGATTCGTGGACACCCGCTTCTATCTTACCAGACCCCACACCGCAAGACGGTTGGGTATTTAGATGGATTCGGACTGCCACATTGGGAGAAGCGGATATGACTCATGTTTCCAAAATGTTCAGAGAGGGTTGGGAAGCTTGTAAGCTAGAAGACCACCCTGAACTTATGTTAACGTCAGACATTGGATCGCGATTCCAAGGTAATATCGAAGTTGGAGGATTATT